TAGGCTCTGCGGGCGCACACACGGGGTCTCTCGTGCCCCGTGCAAACACTCCGCAAGCTTCGTCCGACCTGTGGCGGGATTTCCAGGATGCGGGCAAAATAGCCGATCCTGACATCTGGACCAAGTTCAACCAGGCCATGAAGCGGCCTGTCACCTTTGACGCCATGCTCCAGCTTTGGGAGGAGATGGCTTCGTGGGACTTGATGGCAGCAGCTCTGGTTGAAATTGTAGACGAAGCAACTCAAGTGGATGCTAATTCGCCTGCAACTGTCTGGTACACATGCAACGACCATTCCTTTGAAGATGAACTAAATTCGCTGCTTGTCAAGCTCGACGTGGAAACAACTGCTCCCTCGCAGATTTGGCATATTGCAGCATTAGGCAACCACTTCGAGAAGCTGGAGTACGCCCCGGAAGAGGGCGTTCTGGGGATGTCCTTCTGTCATCCGATGGACATTCGACGATACTGGTTGGAGCGCAACAAGAAGTGCATCGGTTTCCGCTGGTCTGGCCACAAGCCATCCAAGGAAGCAGCGTTCGTCCAGCCAGACAACAAAACGGCGATACCCCGTGTAACTCTCACAGACGGAGGCAAATCCACCGAGGAACTGTGGTATCCTTGGGACTTCATGCACATGCGCCGGATGTTCCGACTTCGTATTTCGGAGCATGGAGAACCGATTTTTGACGAAGCTGAGGGGATTTACAAAAAGTTGAAAATGGCTATTGATCAGATGGTTGTGCATCGTGCGCAGGTTCAACCTGATCGCTATGTCATAAACATCGACGTTAAGGACCAGCCGCCCGCCGAGCAGATGAAGACCATTCAGCGGTGGAAGCAGGCTCTCCGGTCCAAGCTGGCGTTCGGCCAGGCCCAAGCAGGCAGCGCCAACGCCCTTCAGGCACCATCCGATTTCCAGTCCTTCTATAATGCCTGGTCCTTGGACACGATCCTGTGGGTCGCCAAGCCCCGTGAGTTCCAGCACTCGGTTGAGAAGCTCCAGGGCACGCAGAACATCCCGGACGTGTACGACATCGAGTTGCTAACCGACCTGTTCTACAGCATCATCGGTATGCCCCGGTCGTGGTTCAGTGCTAAGACCGGCGACAGCGGCGGCAGTGAAGGAACAGCGCCGTCGGGCAAGGCTTTGTTGGCGCAGGACATGAGGTTCTTGCGCAAGATCAAGTCCATCCGTCGTCCGATGATCAATTGCTACACCTGGCTGGGTTACTTCCATGCCGTGCTACGTGGCAAGGACATCCGGCAACTGGACATCAAGGCGAACATGCCGCCCATCGGCTCCTTGGAAGACCAGATGAAGCTAGAGATGCTCAAGCAGCAGGCCGAAGTCCTTGATATTCTGGCAGATGTGATGGAGAAATACTCGCTGCCGAAAGAAGCCTGGATCGAAATCGTATTCAAGAAGTATCTCCATCTGCCAGACGAGATCGTCAACATCTTCATCACGGCTCTGCCGGGTGAGATGGAGCCGATGCCGGTTGAAAGTCTACAATCAAGGTCCAAAGCGCCCTACTCCTACCGGCTCATACGGCAAATCAGTGAAGCCGTCAAGGACAACCCGGAATTGGCGAGGAAGATCGAAGAGTTGCAGCATTGCGTTTACGCTGACGATCCTCGTGCCATCAGCGAAGCCAAACTCGCACAGGCCAAGCGCAATGTGCTTGCTGACTCCATGTTCAAGATGCCGTCAATGCAAGACCTGGACCTGATCGTCTCGTCTTACGGGCGCAGCCCGTTCGAGCTTAAACGGGCGCAGGAAGGCACACCTTCTGGCAAGTTCATGATCCAGCCCAAAGCTCTGATGGAGGACGAGACCGCCCAAACGCCACGGGTAGCCACGGACTATAGCATACAGGAGCGGCCACAGCCGGTCCAGGAATCGGGCTGGCGCAGATTCTTCCCCAAGAATATGTAGACTATGCTTTACGCCACGCAAGTCATAAATGGAGTGGACACGGGCACCGTGATTACATCGGTGACGATGACCGCCCAGGACAACGAGAAAGGCGCAAGCGTCACCGTTGCTGCTGCGATCCACGAGGATGACACGGCCTTGCCACAGCGCAATGTAAGCGCCTCTTTGGATTGGAACGACGGGTCCGCTGCGGTGTCGTTTCCAAAAACGGCGGGTGGACTGCTCACCGTGAGTTCTACGAAGGTTATAAGACCTGGCACCTACGTCGTGCGCCTACGCGCCCAGAATTACAGGATACCTACTGAGAACGTGGCCAACGTGAATTTCTTCGTGACCATCACGTCTCCTATCCCCGTGCAGCAGCCTCAGAACATCCTATTCGGGCCGATCATGCCACGGGACACTGGATTTCCGAACGCCTCGCAGTGGGAGTTCAACACGAACTATGACCTGTACGTCTTAGAGTCATCGGTAAAGATGCTCCTTTTGACCTCGAAAGGAGATCGAGTCATGGAGCCTGACTACGGGACCAATATCAGGAACTTGATTTTTGAGTCACAGCTAGACGGTATCGAAAGCCTTATCCAAGAAGAGATCGTTGCGGCATTTGCTGTCTGGGAACCTCGTGTCGCCCTACAGGCAATCACGGTTGAGTCTGATCCGAACAATCGCAGCGTCTCGCTGAACCTTACCCTTATTTCACGGCTCAATTCCCAGCCGTTCAATACAAGCGTTGCATTTGTTAAATGATAGATAAGAAACCCGCTATTGACAGGCGCAGCTTCATCAAGAACCTGATGTCGGCTGGCTTTCCTTACGGCCAGTCTGTTACGGCGTACAAATCCATGTTGTCTACAATTACGGATGGGATAATTGGAGGGCAGGCTATTTACCTGGGTGAGATTGGATCGCTGGTGCCCACCGTATGTCTTCCCCGGAAGGTCAACCTAGGCTGTATAAAGCTGAAAGGCGGCGGAGTGAAGAAGGTCAAGCAGGAGTATTTCCTGGATACTCGCCTGAAGTACAAATTCCGCCTGTTCAAAAAATTCGTGGGTAGCCATCAGCTTGATTGGCACAGTAGTTAAGGCGTATGGCAATTGATCCAGTCAGTCTACCGTCGGCAGCGGGCGTTGATTTCGGTGAAGGTGATGTCCGTCACTTCTCCGAAGGAGATGCTGTTGGTGTTCCGGGGCTTTCTGCGCCCACGAGACACCTGGCGCAACGTGATACGCTCCTTGCTGAAAAGCTGAATGAGGTTATCGACGACGTAAACAACAAGGAGCAAATCATCACGCTCCCTGTATATCGCACTGTCTTGCCTGCTACAACCGAGGAGATCATCGCAAACTTCCGCATTGCTCCCGGCTATGAAGCCCGTGTGCTGAACGCCATTATTAGCTCTACGCCAGTATCGTCTGACTCACAGTTGAACGTCATGTGGGCAAACGGTTTCGGAAATGTCAGCGGTGAGGCTACTTTGACTACTTCCAGCGAAGCTCAAGGTGGCACGAAGTTTTGGCCAACCGGTGAACTCATCATCGAGGTTAAGAATTTGGGTGATGTCACTCTGGACATTGTAGCTAGTGTCATTTTGACGATGCGTCCTATTTCGGGTGTTACCAGTGCGCTACTTCCAGCTCCGTCCGTTTCTCCTCCTGGTCCTCCTGGGATACAGGGCAACAAAGGCTTGAAGGGTGATCCAGGCGGCGTTGGTCCTCCAGGCACGCCCGGCTTGAACTATAAGGGCCAATGGACAGACGTGACGTATCCAGTGACGTACACCGAAAATGATACAGTCACACACGATTTCGCAGGCACGTCAGGCCGGTCAACCTTCGTGTGCTTGGCATCCCACGTTGCCTTCCAGGTCAATCAGCCGCAGCCAGACGTTACTCCAAGTCCATACTGGGACTTCATCGCTGAAGCCGGTGCGAACGGCTCTGGTGTTCAAGGTCCAACTGGATCGAGTGGCATGACTTTTGCCGTGAACTACATCCAGGGCACTATTACTGCGAGCAGTAATTTCGTGGGAGATCATTGGAACGGACTTGATGTCTATCAGGGCACATACCAGTCCCTTGACACTTTGGCGGGCCACAAGTACCTCACGTTCATGCAGGAGCAGACGCTCATCACAACTGAGACTCCAAAGGGCTTTGCCACGCTGAGCTTTTCCGCTACGGCGTGCTTTACAGGGACTCTAGGAGTCTTTCTGCCGACTGTCGCCTGGAATGGAGCAGCGGTGAATTACGCCGATACAAGCGTGGCTTTAAATGTCTGCGCCCACGGCACGTTTGCTGGAACGATTGCTGTTCGCAGGACCGGCAAGATTGGAGCAGAAACTGGCTACGACATCATTGCGAACTCTGGAAACGGTAATGGGGTGCCGATGACCTTCAACCTCTATGGCCAGCAACTCATACCTTAATGGTAGAGCGTGTTGGCTCCTGGAAGCCAGCTTAACCAATCAGTCCACTGAGATTCACTTGGACCATGATACTGAGGTAGTCCGTACCAGGTCACGCTCCAATTGCCATCAGTGTCATTCCCTGAGAACAGGCAGACGTTGCTATAGGAGATAGCCCCTTGTGGCGTAGTGGCTTTTGCACGCACGAACTGCTTGGCACGAGCATCGTCGGTGCCATTGTCGAATTGAATTGTGCAAGTGATGCTGGGTGAGACAGATGTGCTGAACGTGGAACCACCCTGCCCGTAGCCTGGCGGTACACTTCCACTTGCAGCGCCGCCTCCAGGATTCAAAGTGTACCAATTTGAACCCATTGCCCAGGATGCCCCGTTGGGCGAATCGTTCACTTGCCATTCGATGTAGGCAGTGTTACCGTAGTACGACAGTAGAGAAGTGGAGCCTGTCCCTGTATTATCTTTGGAATGGTGCATCCGGTTTGCATAGGGATTCGTGGAACCATTCGTGGTAATGCGCAATCCACGCACAGCTTGCGGCGGGCCGCTTACGAGCACATCCGCAGGCAGCTTATAGAGCACTCCCCCGACGCCGATATTCACGGTTTTTCGACCAGCGGTGTGCCCAAGCGTGTCCAGCACGGGGTCAGTGGAATACGAGATGCCGCCGTGGGCTTGAAGTTCACGGGTGTCGTTGATCGAGCAAATCTGGTGTTGCAACAGCAGATCGTTGAAAACAAGCGCCTGCTCGTATGCGACTTCAGCGGGCGATGTGGTGACAAGGGATTTTTGTGCCAGTGGCACACCAGGAGATGTAGACGTTCCAGCGGGGGATGTGGCTTGGAATGTAATGCCACTGCTGATTGTGCGTGGTCCCGGATCAGTAACGAATTGAGTAGCGTTGGTCACAATCCTGGCTGGCGCGTAGAGCGTTGTATTGGCTGGAGGTTCGCCGAACTGGAATTCCATGACCACGGCAGTCGATACTGGGTCAAAAGGTTTGTTTACTTGGTCGCCGCCAGAATCGTAGTATGCGGCAGCGAATACCCTGATCGAGTGCGCCTTGGATAGCGACATGTTGACGTGCGTGTCAAGGTTCTTCAGGATCACATCCAACTGAGCGTTGAGGGACGCCAGGTCAGCTTGTGTGAAGAGTTTGACTTGCTCGTTAGGCATATCAGAAAGGTCGTGTTGGCACTGGTTCGCCGGTCGATGTCTTCAACGACAGTATGGCAGTACTGGAGACCGTTTGTCCCAGTGCGTTTGTGGCAGTGCAGGTGTAGTCACCTACCTCTGCGTAAGTGAAATTGTTGATGTACAAGCTGGTAGCCGTTTCGCCAAGAGCTACCCCGTTTCTGGCCCAGGACAGGATGATAGGAGGCGTGCCTTCAACCGCTACGGTCAGAACTACACGGCTTCCCTGCGTGTAAGAGCCACTGACAGGTTGCAGCGTGAAGGTTGGTCCAACAGCCGTGGGTGATCCTGCGAATGTGCCATTGCCCGTAAACGTTCCCGATGGAACTCCGGGTACGATGACAGCGTAGTCAGTGGTCCCGACAGTGACTAGCATTCGGATCAGAGACGTGTTGGTAATGTAGTGCAAAGCATGCGCTTCATCCGCAGGAGAAGCTTCAGCCTGAATACGCCAGGCTTCGGGGGTGATTACGTTGACTTGGTTGTGCTGCTGCCAGTCTCCAGCAATGTGTGAACCGATGCCGTTCGTGTAGTCCGCAGCATTCTGAACTGCGGCTGTACGGGTCGCTTCAGTAGCAATGCTGGTTGAAGTTGCCATTACTCAGCCGGTGGTGCTGGCAGTCTGCCGCCTCCGGTTGATGCTCCGGTCGGCATCGCTTTATCAATGATTTCCCGCTCTTCGTCGGAAAGCTTCGGCCCGGCATCTACACCGCCTTCGCCGCCTTCAGCGCCGGGTTCTTCCTCGGTCGATCCAACACAAGCTCCTAGGTCTTCTTCGTCTTCCCCAGGAGGGGGCGGCAGTTTGCTGCCTGCTTCAAGTTCGGTGTCGGTGGGAGGGGCTTCTTCGCCGCCGACCTCTTCGCCCGCTTCGTCCTTGGTCTTCTTGGCCGCATCTCGTTCAGCCTTAAACTCATCTGACGACTCGCCTGGACCTGGCACGTTCTGGAGGTAGTAGTTCAGTTCGGCATAGAGTTCGTCGCTCAACGGCTCCGAATGGTCTTTCTCCAAGGCGTTTCGGATGGCTACAAGCTGGCCGTAGGACATTTCCACGCCATAATCATTAAAAGAATCCATGCCGTCGAATTTCAGTTTTTTGATTTTCATACAATCGTGTCGGTTTCTGTTCTTAACTACGATGAACATTGTACGCTTTCACGAACCGGTAACGCTGTCCTTCCGTAAGTCGGCAGGCGGCTCGACGATGGCTTTCAACGCTCACTGTGACTACGTATTTTCCAACGCCCAGTTGGACCGTGTGATGCAGGACGAGAACATCCGCAATCGGACCCTCAAGGTCTCCCGCATGGACAACCTGGTGACAAACTTCAACATCCACACGCCCAGAAAGGAAGGAGCCAGGATTCTTGTCTACAATGGCTCCGGTGGGTACGGCGACCAGATCATTACCTGGCCGCTGACACTGATCCTGGCCAAGATGGGCTACGAGGTTCACGTTATGGTGGACCCTGGAAACCAGACCTGCTGGTGGAACCTGCCCTGGGTGAAGTCGCTTCACGTTCTGCCAATGCAGTACGAGATTTTCAAGATGTTCGACCACCACATTCTGTTCGACCACGTATGCAACATGATTGAGCACGGTGAAAATCCACACCCGCTTGACCTGATGCTTTCCAAGATCGGGATAGACCCGGCGACCGTACCGCCCCAGTTGAAGGTTGTCCGGCCCCAGTACACTGCATCCGAGATGCAGTCCACGATGCCCTACCGGGACCGCCAAATCGCCATTTATCAATTTGCCAGCGCCAATCCGGTGCGAAACTTGCCTCCCCAAGACTCCGCCTTCATGCTGAAGAAGATGACTGAAGCGTTTCCACAGTTCACCTGGTTGGCCATCTACGACGAATTCATCTCGAAGGAATACGTCACTGCCTGTTTGGAGCAGGAAACAGACCCAGCCACGAAAGAGCCAAAGAAGAACGACAAGGGCGAGCCGGTTATGCGGGTGAAGTTCCCGAACGTTATCCTTCTCTTCGTGCCCAACCTCCGAGAGTTGTGGGCGCTTACGTCCCAGGCGAAAATCGTGGTGTCCCCGGACAGCATGATGGTCCACGTCGCCGGGTGCCAGGAAGTCCCGTGCGTCGGGCTGTGGGGTCCGTATTCCCCGAACAGCCGGGTGAAGTACTATAAGAACCACCACCCGATCCACAACACGTCAGTTTGCCCGATGGCTCCTTGTAGCCATTATCTGGCTAACTTCCCGAAGTATTGCCCACCCCGCCAGGGGCGTAATGTGTGCGAGTGCATGGCTGCCGTGTCACCATCTCAGGTCATCGAAGGCATCTATAAACTCGTGCCCGAATCCCGGCCACAGCCTCCTCCACCCAAATCGTAGACAATTAGATGATAGTCCTGAACGAAAAGAGCGCAGTTGTCTACATGACTGGTGACGAGGGCGATCTCTACCGCTTGAAAGAAGCCTTTGAGTTCCCTCATCCCTACCGTGACCGCATTGACCTTTACGTCCTGTACAAGCGAACGTTGCACGATGAGAAAGGTCCGAGGGGCTGGAGCGGAATGGTCAGCCCGATCAAGGTGCGCCGAGGCGAGGCTGAGTTCTTCCGGGGCTATCGTGAGGCTGTGGTTGACAAGGCGGCTGAGTTGAAGATCGAAGTCAGCTCCAGCAGTAAGCTTCTCAACAGTCCTTTTGCCAATATTACTACAGACGACATCGCTGGTGACTGCATCGCTGGTGACTTCGAGCTGGATGAGAATCAACGGGAGGTCATTGCCTCCTGGCTGCGGCATGGCACGGGCATCGGCAAGATCGCCGTAAATGGCGGCAAGACCGCAGCCTTTGCTGGATTCGCAGCTATGTTGAAAGACCATATCGACGAAGCCCGATTCCTCTACGTCACTGACCGGGAGCGCCTCACGACACAAGTGGACCGTGAAATGCAGAAGTTTCTTCCCGGTTGGGACATCACCAAGTACGGCGGCAACGGCAAAGACAATACAGGCAAAGACATGGTGGTTTGCACCCTGGCCATGCTCCGAACGCACTACTCAGAACTGGTCATGGATGGATGGTTCGACACTTTCAATGCGGTCATGTTCGACGAGAGCCATCACGCTCAGTCGGACCAGGCCGAGAAGATTCTCCTGGCAATCAATGGAGCGTTCTTCAGAGTAGGTGCCTCTGACACAGCCAAGGAAGATGACCCGCTGGCAAAGATGCGTATCACTGGTCTCCTTGGACCGGTTCGCACCGTTGTCGAGCAGGTAGAGCTTATCGAAGCTGGTCGATCGGCTGTTCCTCACATCTACATCATTGATGTGCCGGAGTGGGAGGACAAATTTCGTGGAATCCCCTATCAGGTGGAGTGTAACACGCCTGCATGGGTGTTATTGTCTGGCGAAGAGACGATGCGCAAAGGCATCTATAAAGGCCCGGTCTATGAAACGAAAGAAGACGGCAGCATCCAAATGAAGAAGCAGCGAGTGCTGGAGGGTGTGACCCTAACCAGTGTCGAAGTGCCGGTGATCCGGCCAGGCTTCCATACTGTAGAGATTGATGGCGTCGATTATGAAATCGACTCGTCCTACTGCTTGTTGAAGCGGGCTGTAGACAAAGCAATCATTCAGTTCAAGGAGCGAAACGAGTTGGTCGTCGAGTGGGCGAAGTATTTCTCCGACCAGGGTAAGCGCACGCTCGTTGTGGCCACACGCACGATGCACGTTCTGATCCTAGAGGCACTCATGTTTGACGCCGTTCACGAGGATTTGGTTCGGGTGTTGATGGGCGAGGATACTAAGTCCAAGCGGGACCATACGTTCGACTGGTTTAAGCAGACACCTGGCGCAGTGCTCATTACTCCGCTTGTCAAGGAAGGTGTGTCGATCAACGAGATCGAAGCTGGCGTCGTGGCCGATTACGTGGGCGATTACGAATATGCGAACCAGATTGTAGGTCGTTTCCTGCGTAAGAAGGAAGGCGAAAATGTGGCCGAAATCGTGTGGTTCGTAGACAGACAGCAGCGCCGGTTCAAGACCGGATGCCAGGCCATGTTGAAAAAGCTGAGCAGGCAAGCCAAAGGCGCATTCGTTTTTTACTACCCCGTCATCCATCCGCAAGACATTGAGTCGTCGAAGGTTTTCGACACTGCTGCCGAGATCGAATTTCATCGAGATCGAAACCTGGTATTTCGTGGTCTTGAAGTCTGACTTCGTAGACTCCTTCTTTTCGGTTCTTCTCCGTTGAGCAACTAAGCTCGTCGTATTGAGTAATTCGTAAACATCTAAGCCCACTGCGGGAAGGCACAGCCCGTCGCTACCCCGGCTGCGATACACCGAGGCGACCCCAGAGTGCAAGGTCGAAAAAATACATAGCATGGAACCGCAGGTGAACCCTGGTCGGCTGTACCGTTGTTTGGTGGTATGGTCTGCCAGGCAGTACAAGCGCCTATGAACTAGGTCAGGGCTTAGGCGTAAAACGGGGTAGAAGCAAGAACTGCTTCCATAACAGCCTCGAACCTGCCCGGCTAGGGCGTCGAAAGCCCAAGCGGCCCTGTCTCGGACAGGGTGAGACCGAGTGCCACTGCGCACCTGAAACACGGGCGCACTGTGCTGAGAGATCAGCTTGAGCATAAGCGGTTCATGCCCACGTCACACAACACTTGGGCATGTGGACCCGACCGCTACGAACGTCGTGAGACGCCGTTACTTTGGTGGGGGTAGTGTGCCCTTTTCCCTTGAACAAGCCTACTTTGTATTGCCTGCGGACCCGCTTTCCGGGTCCGCAGAGCCGGACAAAGGGAGGCGGTGTGCCCGCCAGGGCTGACGCAAGCCGACCGGGGTGAGACCCCTTTATGTCCGTGTAGTTATTGACGATGGACGAAGCTCGACAGAAGCAGACATACCATGTGAAGCCAGGACAAACGTACTGGTTCGAGTATCGCTGTCTTGAAGCTCATCATTCTGCCCATGCCTACCTGTGGTATAGATCGCACCAGCAGGTAAAAGTGCTTAAGATGGAGGAACCTGGATACGGCGTAGATGAAGACGCTCGTGCAGCACAAGGGCAGCCAGCCGCCTATAAGGTCCAATTTCAAGATGGGCTTGTTGACACCGCAATGGAGGACGAACTACTGGACAGCCGAGAGAATTTCATCAACAAAGACCCACCGAAAAAGCCTATGGCTGAGGAAGACGACGTGGGAACATCCTCCCTTGAACTGGCTTCTGTATTGCTGGAGATCGACGTTAAGGAACTGGCCAGTCATTCAATGAGACAGCTTCACAAACTGGACCACGGAACCATAGTGATCACCAACTTGATGACCACTATACAGATTGACAAGTACGGGGACATCGTTGGGCGTGACGAGAAGAACATCAAGAACGCCGACGAGATTCAAGACTTGATTGCTCAGGAACGAAACATCGTCAAGTTCAACACCGGGGAAATCAGCAGGTACTACGGTAGCGGAGATTTTGACTGGATTCCCCTTGATGACATCGGGTATTGGATGAAGGATGGCACTTACGTACCACCATTAGAAGAATATCGAGGCAGTGAGGTTCATGAAAC